ATGACCGAAGTATTGACCTATGAAGCACTGAAGGAAAAGTGCGACCGACTGGAGCAGATCAACGCCCAAACGCTGCAGGTAAAGCTGACAATGGCTGAAACCATCAAAGAGCAGACTGATCGAGTTAATGCGCTGGCTGTGGAGAATGCGGCGCTGAAGGCTCGCGCCGTCACTGTTCCTGCGAAAGTATATGTAAAAGACATGCGCTGTAATGTCGTTCGTTGGGCTCAGGTTGTTGATGCTCTCTCAGAAGCTGGTGTCGCATTTGTTCGTGATGATGGAGATCTGATTGCCGGAACAAGAGAAACCCCAGCCACTGACGCAGCACTTGCCGAGATTAAGGCTCAGGGCTTGGATGAACTGGCAAATGCCTGTGACGGATATGCAGAAAATCATGTCTACACGTTCACCAAAAGGCACGCTGAAGAGTTCGCAGCCCAGCTCCGGGAGGCCAAATGAAAGAGCGCCCAGTGATGCCGGCGAATAACGAAGAGCAGCTTTATGCAAAAGCCGCGGAGTTCACTCGCATGCACGCCTGCATGGGCGCGGCAAAACTCCAACGCGAGTTGAAATGCAGCTACTGGATGGCAAGCGGGTTAATCCAGAGGATGGAAAACGAAGGAATCGTAACCGCCCCGGCATGGAATGGCATTCGCACAGTGATTCATGGAGGTAGTGATGCCAGCAAATGAAATGAAGCCGTGCCCGTTCTGTGGTGGAGCTGCTCATATCACCAGTGAGGCGGGTGAACCTTGGGATGACATAGGGCGTTTTCATTACGTGCGTTGTGGAACTTGCCGCGCGCGATCTGGCGCGAAGTATGCGAGCAACGGTAACGACTGCCCAATATTCTATCAGGAAGTGCGTGCAGAGTGGAATCAGCGTGCTGGTGACAGCGCTAGGGATGTGGAGCGTGATTGAGCAACTCAAGTTTTACATGACTGAAGCGTCTCCGGAGCTGCTTGAGGCTCGGCGGGAATACATCGAACGCGTAATCGTCAAAAAGTTACGTGATGGCGTGGAAATACAGAAAACCTGGTCTGCCGAGTTTGCAAGTGACGCAGCGGATCTGATTGACGCCTATCGCAATGGCCTGGAGTTTTTCACTGAAAGAGGTTTTAACAATGCCTAATCCAATCACTGTCGGATACAGCCAATTATCAGGAAAGATTTATGCAGGCCGCAGCAAGCCACTAAAAGGCAATGAGCGCACTAGGGTATTTACCGGAGAAAAGTTCGACGTAACAGATGAAGCCCTGGCCATGGTGGCGCATAAGCTGAAAAACGACCGCGAGAATATCAACTGGGAATTAGCTGATGGTTCAATCATGACGCTATCGGTCACCGTTACGCCAGCGGAGGCCCAGCATGGCTAAGCGTAAGAGCAACAGAGCGGCGCGGAGATTGCTTTGGGTGTCGGCTCCAGGCCCGGAAGACTGTTACCGCATCAGCAACCGGCGCTGGCAGGTGTACAGCGCCAATTACCCGCACTCATGGCAGCACGTTAAATCATCCCGCAGCCAACGGCGTGCCGCCAAATTAGTTCATGGATTGTGGGCCGAGGCCCAGGAGAAAGCATTATGAGCACGTTAATCGGCGTAATTCGCATTCTGATTTTGGTGGTGGCAATCCTGCAGATCAAGGTGGTTACAGTAACTGCTACCGGGTTCGGTTCGTACTTTCTCGCAGGCTTACTGTTCAGCCTCTACTGCTGGGCAATCCTGAAGCTTCTGGACTACCTGAAGGACTACAGTCATGGACAATAAGCTGAGCGAACTGAGCAATCCGGTGGCAGAAATAAAATGCCATGAAGATTTATCACTGAGCGTAGTTAACGTGGCGGACGGATTCGGGTTAGGCAGGCATCCTGTTTACTCGCAAGAGTACGTCTTCGCCCTACAACATGAATCCGCTGTTAACTGGGAGGCGTCGGCATCGCTTAACGTTGAAAACCAAGAGCTGAAAAAGCGCATCGCCGAGCTGGAACGCGCCAACACATCGCAGGACGACCACATAAATCAGCAGCAGGACAGAATCGAATCTCTGGAGAAGACAAACGCCGGGTTAGGCCGACGGCTTGGCGACGCAGAAAAGCGGCTGGCTACGCCGGTGCGGTTGCAATCGCCATGGGTGGATAAGGCGGGCAATCGCTGGCTGCTGGAAGGGACGACAGCCGATGTAATCCGCGCTGCCGGGTTTGCGGTCACCGTAGAGGGGGATGAGTAGGATGACTGAATTAATCAAGCCAACGAAGAAAGGCCTGAACGATGGCGCTGTTGAATATCTGACGTCAGATGATTGCCGATTTCTGGTTATGCGCGGCGACTATACCGAAGCCGATATTATCCAGGCGGCGGTAAATCAAGACCAAATCGATAGCGACATTGCTGAGACTTGGGCGCGCACCGCTCGATATTACCAATCCTGGTACAAGGTAAGCCCGATTGGCGGCCAGGATGGTTACGGCAGTTGGAACCACCCACGCGATACGCCGTGCCGGGGTGCCTATTTCGCATCAACATTGTGCTGGGACTGAGGGGGGAACATGACTCTAACGACTGAGCAGTTGAGAGCGCGCGCTAAGTTATGGCGCGAAAAGGCAGTAGAGGCGAAGTGGGAATCCGTGAGCATCGCTCAGGACATGCTGCAGAACGCCGACGCATTTGACGAACTGGCGGCTAACCGGGAGGCGCAGCCGGTGCTTTACGCCAGCGAAGAAACATTAGCATACGCAAAGGAAGGCGAAAAAAGCCTGGTTACTTGGTCTGAGCCGATGGGTGATGCGGTGATTCCATTGTTCACCGACCCGCCAGCGCCAGCTAAAGCAAACCAAGTAGCCTGGGAAATGCGCTACTGGAACAGCGGCCACAACTGCTGGCACGACTGGGAGCGCATCACAGCAGAGCAACACGCAGAGATGAGCATGCAGCACGCGAAAGACAACGATTACGAGTTCCGCGTGCTGTACGATGCGCCTCCGGTGCCTCAGCTGACAAACGTTTCTGACTGGGGGATCAACATGCAAACCGGCACGCCGATTCTGGTATACAAAAACTGCAGCGTGATTGAGTCGGAACAGGCGCACTACGTGCTATCGCTCATCAACAGCGCCGCAACGCCAGCGCCAGCAGAGCCGGACGAATTGCTCGATGCTATGGAACAAGTTATCCGCATTTCCGATCGCGACCACGAAGCTTGGGACAAAGCAAAAGCCGCAATCACCGCCTGCCGCGCCGCAATGTTGGCTCAACCTGTAGGCCAGGGCTTTTCGTTGCCAGAGGGATTCAAGCTGGTTCCAGTAGAGTCAACTGACGCATGGGCTGAGCGTTACTGCGAATTGACAAACAAGCACCCAGACGGCGGGCTGACGACATATATCGGTGACGGTGCCGTAACAATCACGTTCCGCGAAAAGTCCAAACGCGAAATTGACGCAATGCTGGCAGCAGCGCCGGAGGGTGGTAATTGACTCACAGACAACCATAATTATACTGTATGCATGAACAGTATTTTTATGGTGTGAGTTATGACTACGAAAAACGACAGCGGCTATCAGGTCGTTTACCGAGGCGAGACGCTGGAATATCCAAAAGAGGGCGGGTGGGTATTCTTCCAGCGTTTGAAAGAGTACGGCGGCGGGTACTGGCTAGGACGCACCTATCACGATCGCTTCGTTCTGGAGTATGATCGGCCCACTTCACTACATGACGGCATCAAATTTATCCTCGCGATGCGGGCTGCAGAGCTAAACTTTGCAACGTTCGATGATGACTTTGAGCTGATATAGGATTGGGCGATGTCATACAAAATAGCGGATAAATCACCAGAAGAGCGCGAAAAGGTTAACGTGGATTTGGCTGCTTCAGGTGTAGCGTACAAAGAGCGCATGAATATGCCGATTGTGCCAGCGCAAGTTGAAGAAGAGCAGCCAGCGCATCTGCGCGAATACTTCCGTGAGCGACTTCAGCATTATCGTGGCCAGAGCCACAAATTCCCAGGGCCTAATGACCCGCGCTATCAGCAGATGGCAGAGGCCAACGGCAAGAAGTAAATCCAACCAACTGACATGAACCCGCTACGGCGGGTTTTTTGTTGCCCCATATCCAAGCGGAGTAACCACTATGGACACTATCAGCGTCAGGATTCCCCGCGCCTATTTCACTGAAGGGCGCGTTAGCACGGATGCATTGCAGCAGAAACTTCATCAGGCACTGTGGGAGCGCACCGGCGTGATGCCTGCTCCAGTTCGAGTATTCCTGCATGAAGGGCAAGCAATCATGGCATCCGGCTGTGGCGCTGATGATGTCGAGAGCATTTTAGGATTAGGAGTTAAACATGGCTGACATCATCGACAACGCACAAGAGCAAGAAGAGCTGATTATCCTCGCCGCCTTATCCAACCGGCCAAAGCCGTCAATGGTATTTACTGGCCGCTGTTATTGGTGCGAAGAGACTATCAGCAAAGGCAATTTCTGCCTTGGCGATAGCTGCGCTGAAGACTACGAACGCCGGATAAAAGCAGACAGGCAACGAGGTTTCGCATGAGAACAAAACAAAGCGCCCTACTAATCTTTGGTGTCCGCATGATCACAATCTATCTCGGCGCAGCTGATGATGAAGAGTATGCCGGTAAAATGGCGATTCTCGAGCAGATCGTTAAGCCAGGCGTGAAGTTGATCGCCGAGCAGTCATCTCACGAATATACCACCCCTGCCAATATCACCATCCAATAATATCTCAGGAATAATCATGAGCGAAGTAATTAATCTAATGACAAACAAATGGGTGTCTGAATCGGTGCTGATGGCCGTTACCGGCCTGAAAAAGAACACAATAAAAACAGCGCGAGAAAACTCTTGGATGGAAGGTAGGGAGTATCGACATGTAGCCCCAGACAGCCAGCCGCGCGACAACAGCCCCTGCTTCTATAACCGAGAAGAAGTAGATCGCTGGATAGAAAGGCAGCCTCCGGCGACCAAGAGGCGCAAATCTGCTTAAATAGCCATCCGACAACAGAAAGGAGAATTCTATGGCTGCATATCCAACTGGCGTAGAGAACCACGGAGGGTTCTTGCGCATTTGGTTCATGTATAAAGGCGAGCGAGTTAGGGAGGCGCTTGGGGTTCCTGACACTGCAAAAAACAGAAGGATAGCGGGTGATCTGAGAGCGGCGATTTGTTACGACATAAAGACGGGACGGTTTGACTATGTAGAAAGGTTCCCTAACTCGCATAACCTGGCTAAGTTTGGGATAGAAAGGAATGAGATAACCATAAAGCGGCTTGCTGAAAAGTGGTTGTCTCTCAAGGAAATGGAGTTGGCAATAAGCACAAAGGGTAAGTATGAGTCAAAGATAGCCAATACCCTGCCATTCATCGGCGTCAACAGACTGGCATCATCAGTCAAGCAAGAAGACATCTTGGTCGCCAGGAAAGAGATGCTTACCGGATTTCAAGCTATTGGGAATGGGCATAAGAGCGCCAAGAGAGGCCGGTCAGTATCGACAGTTAACAGCTATATCGGTTGCCTTGTCTCAATGTTCCGCTTTGCACTTGCCAATGGATATGTTGCTTCTGATCCAACCGCTAACATTTCACCGCTAACAAAGTCGAAGCCGCTACCTGACCCACTTTCACGTGAAGAGTTTCTACGCATGATGGATACGATTAAGATAAGGCAAACTCGCAACCTTTGGGCACTAGCTGTATACACTGGGCTTCGGCATGGCGAACTATGCGCGCTCAGCTGGGAGGATATAGATCTTCATGTAGGAAGCATCACCGTTCGCAGAAACCTCATAAAGAATGGTCAGTTCAAGTTGCCTAAGACGGCAGCAGGAACAGATCGCGTCGTACAACTTGTTCAGCCAGCAATCGACGCTCTACGCGATCAGGCTGAACTAACTCGGCTTGGTAGAGCACACGACATCACCGTATCACTTCGCGAATACGGTAAAACGGTCAGCCACAAATGCACGTTTGTTTTTAACCCAAGCATGACAGCAACAAATGGCAGGAGCGGACATCATTATTCAGAAGGAACAATCGGCCAAAGCTGGGACTCTGCATTACGTCGAGCTGGTATCAGGCATAGAAAGGCCTACCAATCACGGCACACTTACGCTTGTTGGTCGCTATCTGCTGGCGCAAACCCAAACTTCATTGCTCAGCAAATGGGGCACGCATCCGCCCAGATGGTTTACCAGGTTTATGGCTCATGGATGGCTGAAAACAACCATGACCAGATCAACCTGTTGAACCAGAAATTAACGGAGTTTGCCCCATCAGTGCCCCACGCCGCCATTAACGAGTGA